AGTTGTCCCAAAACCTCTCGTCGCTAACTTTATTGACGTAGCAGCACGCGACCTTGCGGAGGCAATGGCACCACTGCCATCGTTTAACTGTTCGGCTACCAATATGGTTTCTGACTCTGCACGTAAGCAGGCTGACACCCGTACTCGTATTGCCAATTACTATTCCAGCGCATCTGAGTTGCAAATCCAGATGTATGCAGGAGCAGATTGGTTTAACACCTACGGTATGTTGCCAGGTATGGTCGAGATTGATTTCGAGACCAATACACCAAAGATTCGTCTCCTTAATCCTTTTGGTACTTACCCAGAGATTGACCGTTTTGGTCGTTGTATTTCCTTAACTCAAGTTATTACTACTGATGCAGAAACTCTTGCATCACAGTATCCTGAGTTCTATAATGAGATTGTTGGCAAGACTCAGTTTACATCCGGTTCTCCATATATCAATATGGTTCGTTATCACGATAAGTACCAGGATGTATTGTTCCTTCCTGACCGTGCCAACCTCATTCTTAGTCGTACACCAAATCCTATTGGAAAGTGTATGGCTCGTATTGCTACACGTTACTCCATTGATGGAGAATCACGTGGACAGTTTGACGATGTTCTAGCGGTACAACTTGCCCGAGCACGTTTCGCTATCCTCCAAATTCAAGCCGCAGAAAAAAGCATTCAGGCACCTATTGCCATTCCACAGGATGTGCAAGAGTTGGCTCTTGGTCCAGACTCTATTCTGCGTTCTGCCAATCCTCAAGCGATTCGTCGTGTACCGCTAGAATTACCAGGCAACGTCTTTGCAGAGTCTGGCGTTCTTGAGCGTGAACTTCGTATGGGTGCTCGTTACCCAGAAGTACGTAGCGGTAACATCGACGCATCTATCGTTACCGGACGTGGAGTGCAAGCACTTCAAGCAGGATTTGATACGCAGATTAAATCTGCACAAGCACAATTTGCCCGTCTCTTTACTGAAATGCTTGGCCTGTGCTTTGAGGTAGACGAAAAAGTCTTTGGTGATATGCAAAAGACTATTCGCGGCATTGATGATGGTACGCCCTATATCTTGAAGTATGTCCCATCTCGAGACATTAAAGGTGATTATGCCATTGATGTACGTTATGGCATTATGTCCGGAATGGACCCCAACCGTGCAGTGATTGCATTGCTACAAATGCGTAGCGACAAACTGGTTTCCCGCGACTATGCTCGTCGGGAACTTCCTATCGACATCAATGTTACCCAAGAGGAGCAACGAATTGACGTTGAGGAAATGCGCGACTCTTTACGAGTTGCAGTGGCGCAGTACGCGCAAGCAATCCCTTCACTGGCGGCAAATGGTCAAGACCCATCTGAGGTTATCAATCGTATTGCATCCGTGATTCAAGGCCGCCAGAAGGGTCAACAATTAGAGACAATCGTTGAGAAGGCGTTTGCGCCTGCACCTCAACCAGCACAACCAATAACTCCCGAAGTTTCAGCAGCAGGCGCGGCCCCCGCGACTGCCTCGCAGGTTCCTCCAACTCCACAAGAAGGTGCGGCCCCTGCTGCTGAACAACGTCCCGACATAGCACAGTTACTAGCCGCCATAGGCGGAGCAGCGTAGGAGGTGTAACAATGAACAAAGGTGGACGCGCAGCAGCAATGATGTCCAAGCCAGTTGAGGGACCAAAGAACGCCCCGATGCCAAAAGGCGGAGAGGTTAAGTTTGGTATGACTCCAGCAGGCCGTAAAGGCAAGAAGGCTTAAATGATTATCCGACTAGAGCGTACAGGAAGGCACAAATGAGTCAACCTGTACGCCCTATTCACGTAGCACTAACATTTGTTATTTTCTTATATAACTTAATTATGTCTGTCGCGGTATTCTTCAAAGAGATTGCATACCTGCTGACTAACCACGCTAATTATGAATTTGATTTACATTCCCGTATAGATGAATTACACCAAGATTTAGAGAAATTATTAGAGGAGGACCTATGAAGCAGCCTATGAATCCAATCGCTGGCGCATCTGGTCCAGGAAAGTACGCTAAGAGAACTGACAAAATGCCTTCTGCATATTATGGCGAAGGTGTCGATACTGCTGCTATTTCTGGTGCCGCTCCTAAGTCAAAGACTCGCGGTGTTGCAGATAATGTAGGTGGACGTCCATCCAATCCGTTAACTCCTGTTACACCACTTTCTGCTCCGACACAACGTCCGGAAGAACCTATTACTGCAGGTATTGATATGGGTCCTGGTCCAGGTTCAAGCATCCTTGGTGTGCCTAGTGGACAAGCAAAAATTTCTGACACTATTGCAAAGATGATTCCGTATGACCCAACAGGTGATGCGGCTGCTTTGTATGAGCAATTTGCTGCAAGAGGTCTATAGTGGTATCACGTCTCCAGGCGGCAGCAATGGCAGCCGGGTTGTCAGATGATGACAAGGCAGCGGTTGCAGCGGTAGATAAAGCCTATCAAACTCACAAGAAGTTACGTGACCTGCCAGCCGAAGTTGCTCAAGCAGAATTTGCCAAACTTCCTTTTGCCCAACAAACAGCACTTACTACTATGTTTGGGCAAGAAGATGAGGCTGTTCAACCTCAACGCAGTTTTATTGGTACCGCTAAACACTATGCTGTGCAAACTCTTCTTGCTCCGTTTAGGTTGGCAAATGAGTTATCTGACCTTACTACACGTGGTTATAGAGCATATAAACTTGCTGAACAGAGACCTTTTCTTCAGAAGTTTGACATCATTGATGCCTGGAAAGACGCATCTGATACAGGCGAAAAGTTATTTAATGACGAACGCTTAAACAACGCCAAGAAAGAATATGGCGATGATGCTGTTTCCGTTGCTATTGAAATCGCTTCTGGAAAATCTTTAGCAAAGATTGTAGAAGACCCGGCTTTGACGCCAGAACAGCGAAACATTGCAGCCAAAATTGGCAACAACCCAGAAGAGGCAAAGAAGTTTCAAAACACTATAGACGCTATTCAGGCTGCTAAGTATTCTCCTGGTCGTCAATTTGCTAATGCCATTCTTCCTGGGCAACTAGAAGGTTCTGGATTATTCTATCGTCCAGTTTCTGGTGCAGTAGATGCAGCCTGGCGTGTGTTTATGGACCCAACTCTTGCTTTGGGAAAAATAGCCAAGACATATAAAGTGCTTCGTTATTCCGTTGACATTATGATGGCTGGTGGCAATAAGACTAGATGGTGGCAACTTGGACCACTGAACCCACGTGGCGTGGATGAAGTATTTGCTGAGCCTAAAGTGCAGAACTTCTGGAATGTATACGGTAAAGAATTAGATAATCTTCGTACTGCTCAAAAGGCGGGAGATAATGCAGCAGCAGTTGCTGCCCGTGACCGTCTTAAATTAATTGCTCCTGAATTTGGACCTTCAGTTATCGATGAGTTCAATAAAATTTCTGTTCCCATTAAAGATGCCGACACGGCAAAAGCATATTTTTCCAATGCTACTGAAGTTCTAGAGATTCTTAAGGGTCAACCAGGACGAGTACGTCCTTTGGTCCCACGATTAGATGCTGCACGTAAAACAAGAATTGCCATACTTGCTGGTGCAAATAAAGTCTTTGATGTAGACAAAGTTGGTTCTAAGTTAGTCCAGGCTCTTTACTATGGCACAGTAACTAACGATGGCATCGTAGAAAAATTAACTCAAGAAGCAGGACAAAAAGAAATTGTCACTGCTCTTAAGGAAGCAAAACCAAAAGGTGTTGCTAAGTACTCTACTGCTCAAATCCAACGACGTATGGATAGATTTAAGCAAAAATTCTCTTATGTTCCTTTCTTTCAAGATGACGCATTTGACGTAATGGCAAAAGATGCCGATGAGAAGATATATCGTTTAGCACGTCTTACTATGCCACAGTATTACTCCAAGGCTATTCGTGAAGCATTTTCGGCAGCAGATGAGGGAGTACGTAAAGAAATTTTTTACGGTATTTGGAAGACTACTGCAGACTTTCGTGGCCTTAATCTTTCTACAAAGGGCGCAGACGTAACTCGACTTATTACTGGAAAAGGCGGAAGCAAATACGCTTCTAATGCCGTACGAACTCTACCTAATGGTCAGAAAGAAATCTTTAATCCATCAGTCATTGGTCCAGATGGGGAGTCTATGGCTCTTATTCCATCTCAATTAACTTCCTTTGTAAGCGCTCCAAGCATTAAAGATATTGACCGATACGCTTCACGTGATGGCATATTCAAGTTATTTGGCAACATAGCACATAGCGAGTGGGCAGAGAAGATGACCTCGTACTGGTCATTTCTTACTCTTGCTGGTCCACGTTATGCTCTGCGTAATGCCACAGAAGACTTAATCGTTCACCTTGCTATCGGTAGCAGTCCTTGGGGATTAGTCAAGGGTCGTATGCTTTCAACCAAACTTCGTACTGCAGCCAAGTATGACGCTTCTGGAAATGTAATATCCAGAGTAGCAGCAGACCCTCTTGGTGTTGTCAACCGAATTGTTCGCAAAAGCGATAGAGAGTACTACGCAGCCAAAATGGCAGCGGCAGGAAACAACGCAAATAAGGCTAGAGAAGTATTGGCTGAAGCCGTTACCTCTTCTAAATTAGGCCGGATTGGCGCAAGACTTACCAAAGAAGACGCAGAACTCCTTGCTGAGCAAATACGTTATGGCGATTTAGATAATGCTCTTGCCGATGTAGTGCAGGGTGGAAAGAACGCCTTTACTGGAACAGACTTTGCCTCACGTTCTTTACGTGACCAAAAGCGTTATGGCAGAATGAGTGCTTTAAGAGTTGACATTCCTGCAAATATGCGTCGAGTTCGTGGTCGTGGATACACTGATGTGGGACCATTACAAGATGAAGCATCTAGTTACTCTTGGTTAATGCAGATTAACTTCTGGGCAAATGATGAACTAGGCCGTTTGGCTGTAGCCAATCTTGACGATAGAGCAACTGCTATAAGCAAGATTAAAGAATGGCTTATTGCTAATCCTTCTCAAAAAGATAGATTCCGTTTGTATACTCCTGGTTATGGTGAAACAATTGATAGCCACGCAGAACGTGTATACGAAGGCGCTAAGTCCTTATTTGTCAAGCGTGATGGCAACACAATCAATACCGACCTTTTGAACAAAGTACGTGTATTTGATTCTGTTAATGGAGAGTACAAAGTCAAAGGTTCTATTGGTCTTGATGACCTACCAAAGATGGCAGATGATGCGCCAGAATCTGTGACAGGCCCTGTGCTTATACCTGTATCAGAATCAGATAATTACGCTGCATCCTTTATGACACGTGGTTGGGACTGGATGGGTGAGGCTAATGCTCGCTTCTCCCGAGAACCAATGGTTTATCAAGAGATGGTCACTATCCGCAAGCAAATGCGTGAGAGTGGATTTGAAGATGCCTACATTAAAGCCCATACAAAAGGTGTTAAGCCTGGAGACAAGAAGGCTCTTGAGAAGGCAACCGAAGGTGCCAAAAAGAAACTAGCGGAAATTACCGAAGACCGCGCTAAGGCAAGAGTTCTTTCCTTTGTAGATAATCCACTTGTTCAGACACAACTTGCTTTTAACGTACGTAACTTTGCTCGTTTTTATCGCGCAACCGAAGACTTCGCTCGACGTATTGCACGTACAGTTCGATACAACCCAGAATCTATAGCGCGTGCAGCGCTTACTTATGATGGAATCTCTCACTCCGGTTGGATTCAAAAAGACGACCAAGGTGAGTCTTACTTCATCTATCCAGGAACTGCTGCTATGTACAAGGCTATGCAGGGATTGATGATTGGATTTGGTATTGAGCCAGCATTTAAGGCTCCAATGCCAGTGGAGTTTGGTGCCAAACTAAATATGATTACGCCATCTCTTAACCCAGACAGCATCTTTCCAACATTTGCCGGACCAGTATCTGCCACAGGAATAAAGGTTATAGAGAATATCCTCAATGTTTCCTTTGATAATCCTGCGTGGGTTGATACTGCAGTAGGTACGTTACTTGGTAAATATGCTGTAGACCAACCTATGCTATCTTCGATATTGCTGCACACGTTAATAAAGTTTATGCAGCACTTGACCGAGATGAACGAAAGTCTCAATATGCTTCCGCTTTCAGAAAAAGCGTTACCTATTTAGAGGCTGCAGGGTATGGCCTTAAAGAAAAGCGTG